TAGCCTTCCTTTTCATTTTGCCTAATTTAGACTTATCAGCACGTATAGCCGCTGCGGTTTGTTTATCAACATTAACAATGTTTAATTTCGCATCGGACATCTTCTTCTTAACATACGCATTTTCTTTGACTTTTGTTGTGATCTAAGATTACTTAGGGATTACATAGCACAGCAAGTGTAATTATATCGTATCTTTTTTTTCCCACCAGACTTACCATTGTTGACCAATTGGAACTTGGTGAGGGCTTCCCTCGATTTACACTTAACATCGTGGCTAGCTAAGTAGCTAGTACTGTTGCTTGCGCTCTTCCAACCCGTATAGGTATTACGGCAATTTCCAGCAGCATTTCTGTTCGAGCATCTATACCTGTACCGAATCTTATTACCAGCGGGTCGCGTAAGCTGAAAATCGGAAACGGGTTTCTTACCACAATCCACCTTGTGACGATCGAGAAACATCATGTTACCACCACCCCAATCATTAGACCCAGTGTACTTGTATCCCGATTGTGATGCATTCACACCTGGCACACACGCGTACGTATAATTTATCGTCGTCGACGAGGGTCGCATAAGCCGGAAACGCCGAATACCACCTCTACCACAATTCAACCTATGACGGTCCAAAAAAATAGAGTTATTCCCAACCCCACCCCAATCGTTAGTTGGGGTTTTACTCATATAAGACTTGGCGTAAGGATTCGGAGCCGCAGCAGCCTTAACGTTGGAATTTGACGCCCATGTAGCCGAATTATTCCTATCGTAAATGACTACATTACGGTCATTCTGAACAACAAGTCGGTAAGGTGCAGTACCTTTACCGTTGGAATTTGACGCCCATGTAGCCGAATTATTCTTATCGTAAATGACGAGATTACCATCACCTTGCATCACAAGTCGGTAAGGTGCAGTACCTTTACCGTTGGAATTTGACGCCCAACGTGCGGCACCACCTTGATACAAAACTAAATTACCATCCCCTTGCATCACGAATTTATACTCACCATTTTGGGATTTTATCGTATTTGAACACACCCCTGAACATGTACCATCAGCCTTAGCCGCAGCCGCCTTAGCCTTCGCAGCCGCAGCAGCCGCCTTAGCCTTCGCAGCCGCAGCCGCCACCGCCCTAGCCACAGCCGCAGCCGCAGCCGCAGCAGCCGCCGCCTTAGCCTTAGCCTCAGCCGCAGCCCTAGCCGCAGCCGCAGTAGCCGCCTGAGCCCTTGCAACTGCAGCCGCATCACCGCGAGCCTTCGCGACATCAATTGCCGATTGCGCCTGGACCCGTTTAATCTCAGCAGCCGCATGTTCGAGCGACCTCTTCATACTCAGAGCCTTACTCGCCTCAGCCGCCGCGGTGGCAGCGGCGGTCTGAGCCCTCGCGTCCGCCTGAGCAACCTTAACATTAGCTTCAGCCGCCAACCTCACCTTTTCATCCGCCAACTTCTTATCGATCGCCTTACCGGAAGCATCCGCCTTAGCCTTCGCAGCTTCGGCCTCCTGTAAACGCGTAGCCGCGGCATTCTTTTCGGAAGTTGCTTGCGCCCTCAATTCGTTCGCATTCTTAACAGTCTTCGCAGCCGCCGCGAGATCGGCGTTGACCTTAGCTTCAAGTGCCTTGAGTTGCGCTTCTTTACCTTTAGCCTTAGCGTCTAAAATCGCTTCCTTTCCCATAAATTCAGCTCTCAGTTGAGCCGCGCGCGTCTTTTCAGCAGCTATCAGTTGAGCCGCGCGCGTCTTTTCAGAAGCTTCAGCCTGGATTTGTTGCTTCTCGAAGTCACTTCGGGCCGCTGCCATCTTGGCGGTGGTATCGGCCCGGATTTTTTCGAGTTCGCGAGTAGCTTTCGCATTGGCCGCTGCCATATTGGCGGTAGTATCGGCCTTGATTTTTTCGAGTTCGCGAGTAGCTTTCGCAGTGGCGGCTTTACCCCGAAAGTAAAAAACACCTGTCATCACAGCGATAATGCAAATGAAAAAGATTATAATATATAAAGTGGTATTACTACGAGTGGTAACCGTTGGTGGTCCTACCATGGGCGTAGAATTATCCATTTATATATATTATAATAATATTATATTTAAAGATATCGTATACGTATACATATACATTTACATAGGTCCGGGAGCCATACCAATGACAGATTCGTCATCGGACTCTTCTTCGTCATCGGACTCTTTTTCGTCATCGGAATCGGAATCGTCACCATCGGCGGCAGCGTCGACGTCAAGTTCCCCAAGAAGCTTATCAATTTCAGCCTGAATATCACCTTCAGATTCGTACTTCTCGGTCATTTTGAGTTGTCCAGTAATAAAGAGAAGGGTGAAAGCGATGACAGCACCAAGTACAACGTACTTCAGAATTTCCATGCGATTTTTCATTTTGTATTATAACAATATTTTTTTTCTACCATATTATTACAATGAAACTCAGGCCTGTTAAGGATATTTTGTCAGAAGCCACAATCATAGGTATTATGAATGTTGCTATATTCTATACTATTAGTGGTGTATCAAATAAAATTTCTACACCAGTGGCTGTCCTGATCGCTGGTATGTTAATTCATATATTATTCGAATATACTGGGGGGAATCAGTGGTGGTGTACACAAACCTATAAATTGTAAGTATTATACAAGAAATCCTGACGATCTTCAAAATCCGAAATCCTCGCTTCTAAATCATCTACAGTTTCACTATAGTCACGCCGCGAATCAGTGATACGCCTGTTGTCATGTTCAAGGTACCCATTATAAAAGTCGCGTTCTGATGTAAACGCGAGTAGAGGAATCTTGTTACACAATTCCGTATACGTGCACGCGGTAAGCTCAACCCTTTCAATGGCCGCCTTTTCACGAATGGCCGATTCCTTAACAGTACGTGTAATATTCCGCCGCGTCTTAAGTTTTGATACCATCATCTGCGCGTGTCTCAATTCGGCTTCGAGGTCGCGAAGTGTATTTTCGTTATCGATATATTGATCATACGCACCGAATTCGTGGTGATGGTCAAGTCTGATTGGTGGAACGGGTTGAAAGGGTGCACGCCTTAAATCAATAACGGGTGGGTCTTCATGAACATGTAAATTATCATGTATTTTTTTCAAATTGTCACACATTTCCAAGTAGGTGCCTTCTGGGATTACCTTGGAAATGTCGTCTAAGCATTTCATCAAAATGCGTAAATTCTCCATGCTTTCATGTTTTATTGTTTTCGTGTGGTCGACTTAGGTCTTGTTACCTGGTTTATTAGAGTTTTTATGAGATTGTACCCTGTAATGTTTTTAAATGTCTTCGCATTGCCACGTATCGCTGATTGTCGAGCTTTCGTAGCGGAAGGTGCGTTATTTGGCCTAGATAGAGTAACTTTATCAAATGGTAAAAACCCGAACGAGGTACCCCTGTCTTCACCTATAACCATAATTGAAGTAGATGTAAAGTCGTTTGTTATTTTGGCTATACTTCTATTTTTCGCGATTCGTCCAAAAAATTCTGATCCATCGGGTGTTCTCGATTTTAGTGGTATTAAGTCAGATAAAACTATAATTGATATGGAATTAACTGATGTTTCGAATGTATATTCAATGCATATGTATTACACAGGCTATAAAACTATGAAATTCGAGAACGGTTTCATGCGGTTTGCTTAATATTATCCGCGTGTCGGATTGCAGCACTTCTTGTCATTTCAGGGTCATTTTCAACTTCTTCTTCAGTTAAGACCCTTACTTCATCATCGGAATCCTCCTCCTCATCTTCATCATCTTCACATGCTTGACAAGGTGCGTCAAACATGTGACAGATGTGTTCACCATTTTCAACCATTTTACGCACATCGGGGTCGTGCATGATATTGTCATCATCCCAAGCCAGAGTACGGTCTACACGTTTTTTTATCTTTTCAGTTTCAAGTTCTTTGACGCGTTTCTGAAGTCTCATGATTTCATCGTTGAGTTCCCTATTAGTCCACTCGTCAAAAGCATTAGACGTGGAGATTGTTTCCGCATTCGCGTACCATTCAGGGGGTGGATCACTTCGAACCAGGGGTGGTGACGGCATTTCAACGAAAATACCGGGAGGGAGTGGGTGGCTTCGGGAACATCCCATGTTTATGATGAAAATTACATATATTGTTACAAACTTAGGTGCTATTTTTCTAAAGAATTGTCCGACCGGTCGTGAAGACATATGTATCAAGGTTCCAGTAATCACGCCATTCGCGGTCGCATAAGAAACCACCAATTAGATATTCTCTCTGTATACACGCCTTCTCTAAGGTATTCATCTTTTCCTCAGATTCCTTGACCTTCTTCGCTGCATTTTCCACTTCTGAGTTCCATTTCCTGTGAGACTCTTCCTTGTACTCCTCGTAAATCTGCTTTTCAAACGCGGGAAGTTTTTGGAGTGTTTTGAGGGAGAGATCGTCCTGGCAGATGAACCCACGTGACGCAGATACCTTCTCAGCCTCGGTTCCAATTTCAAACACGATCATCTTCATACCGTATTCCGTCAGCTTCTCCCATGTCCAGAAGGCGAATTGATCGGTGCAACCACAAACAAGTTCCCTACTATCACGGGTGGGAGTCCAGAACTTATTGGTCTTATCACACCAGGTCATGATAGCCTGACCCTTTCGCCACGTAGTCATACGCTTGATGGGGGTACAATCGCGTATCGTCTCCTTGTCCCACTTCTCGAGAACCTTGTACTCCGCGTGCATCTGCTTCACTAATCCAAAAATCTCATCTCTGAGCTTCTGGTATTCTCGCTCTCGAAGCCGTCGATTTTCAACGGTGGGAACCTCGAAGTCACTGTCACTGTCATCATCACTTTCAAATTCCGAATCATCGTCACTGTAATAGAAAGTGTCTTCGTGGATCGGTTTGTTGCCGTTCATGTGGTCATGAACGCGTTTCATTTTATCGGCCATCTCCAGATAGATGCCATCAGGGATCTTACTGGAGATGTCGTCAAGACAAGCCATAAGGCCTCGGAGGTCTTCCATCTTTTTTCTTGAAAATTACAATTTCATACTTCTACTTAGGTACAATCCATTTACGAACACCCCTCGACCAGTCGACAATTTTCTTAAGGGTCCATGATTGGTCAATGTCACTGCGTGTACGCATTTTCTTCAATTTATACTGGACCGTTCCCTTCAAAGGGGGAACCTGGATATAACCACGTCTCATTGGTAGACGCTTACCATCTGATCCCATAGTCTCAAGGATATATGGGAATTGTTTTTCGAAATACGCCCAGTGAACCGTGTCACGACTCGATTTAGGAACATATTTATAAATCACACCCCAAATGAACTTCTTTACGTACTCGAGTCGTTCACGGGGATCTTGTGGTCCGGGTTTTACCATTCCAAGATTCACCATCAACGCGAGGAACGATTCCATGTAACAGAAATGATGTTGAGAAAGTTCGTCATATTGGGAAACAACAAAAGCTTCTTCCATACTTTTCTTAGGAACACCTCCACGACCACCTGCATAGTTTTTATTCTTGAATTCTTTGAATGATTGTGACACAAATCCACCAGTGGGTTGAGGATTCATATCAGTATTGGAAGCGTTCCTCAAACGAGGGTAACACCCATGAATTGTCCCACTCGATACTTTGTATCCTTTACCCAACAGGGACTTTAATGGATCCTCAAAGTCGGAATTTTGATTTTTCATCGAGTCATAAATCAACGCAGTCTTGTTAACATGATTAACTCGGGACATACCATAATGTCCTGATCCATCTGTGAATGAATGATCCATGAGAATATAGTCTGTACCAGTACGACCTTTAGCGGCTAACGGTCTTTTTTTCATAGAACTAGTCTTACGGAACAGAAAACGGAAGTTTTTACCCGATTCCTTTTGAATATCTTTAGCAATTCGTTCGAATACACCCTTCTTATGAAGGTAATACTTGGCAACTTCAGAAGCATCTTCTATAGCCAATAGATTGCTGGCTTTCTTGTTTGTAAGAATTCGAGATTCGATATAATCATTCTTATCAATATCAGGGGTTTCGCCTTTGATCTTGAGAAGTTTATTTCTCATCGAAACATTTTTTATTAATTTAATGGGAACAAGCGACATATTACAATAACCTAATATTTAAGTTTCACTTAGGTATAGAAATTTATGGATGATGAAATACATTCTTTAGCTACGGTACACCCCTACCATAATATCTAAAATGTCTCTTCGCGAGTTCACCATGATGAATAAACCACATAATTTCTTCATATCCGCATGTATTCGTAAGTTCACGCCAATAAAGTTTAGAGGCTTCTTGAATTTGTTTATAAATCCCTAGCTTGACATTGTCTCCCGGATCCTTCTTATATTCTTCGAATGCCTCTTGAAGTGCTTCGCTCGCCACAATCCATGTGTGGCATTTATTGAGGGCATCCGATGTCATGATGAAATCTTCGCCAACTACGTCGGGTGTGACGAGTAATGTATTTCTAGTTTTATACATTTCTTTCATTATTCGACACATGTGAATATAATCACCCTCAGGTATTCGAGTAGAATGTTTATCGATGAGACTCATGAGTTCTTCCATTCTTTCTTAACATTACAAGTATTTCTATTCACTTAGGGTTACTTCAACATCTTGATGCATTCCCTGTCTTGGTGGGGGGTAGTACGTACCTGGTTCAACTGGGTCAGACCACTCTTCGTGTAACTCATGTAAAAATTGAGTCAATCCCGGGTTCTCACGCTCTTCGTCATCATCACATTCCCTCCATCGTTGATGAAATTGTTCTCGATCTCGTTGGGCAGCTGTATCAGGGTCGGACGGTAGTTCATCATTTAACCAGTCACGCGATATGGTATGTGTTGGGTGAAACACCGGAGCCCCCCGTGATGTTTCGTCACTTACCCACATGGGGATAGTTTGGTCTAGAAAGGATGGTGGTTTCACTTGTTCACGTAATTCTTTTATAGTGTCACACATTTTCAGATAGTCACCCTCAGGGATATTATCAGAGTTCTTATCAATAAGGTCAATTAGTTTATGGAAGAGATCCATTTTAATATAAAAATTATCCCCAATGTATATCACTTAGGTTCATTACCGATTTTGAAGATATTTTAAATTTATTTTCAAATTGTTCAAATTCACGGAAAAGGTGGGTGGTATCATCATTTTTATACATAGATTGTTGTATTTTTTCGATGAGTTGTATAAGTTGTCTCGATTCACCTAAATCAATGGGCCCGTTCATTACGAACGATAGTAACTGTTTAGATTTCGTAAGGAGTATATCGAGATTGTCTCGACGCTCGTGTGTAGATTCACGTGATAGTTCTATGTACCTGGATTCTCCACATTCATTTTTAGTTTTTATTATATTAGTAGCTTTCGGGGTAAAGAAATTGGTAATGTTGTGTACAAAATTCTGCATTTTTTAGGAGTTGGAGGTGGTTCAATAGGTACAGTACAGTGAACGACCTCTTCCCAGATAATACGTTGAACGTCCGAGCAGAGTGGTGCGGTAGACTGACAAAATGCGATACGCAATTCGTCTGTCACAAGTGGGAAGATGTACTCTTTCATATTGATTTTGTATCTTCACATTACTCACTTAGGCTGATTTCACGTTCCAGGGCCAATTTTTCGAGTTCAATATCAAGGTAGATTCTATGTGGTGCGTCCCAAAGAGCCATTTTTAACCACTTATATACATTGGTAATATAATGTGGTCCCATAGATATAGTGGTTCTATAAATTGCGTGTGGATACATTAGTATATTATTATAACTTCTTTTTTTTATATTCATGTAATATTTTAAAAAAATAACGATCCACCCACGGCTATCGCAGTTGTAAATATAATAGTATTCACGGCTATTTTAGGAAGCATACTATATTATATGACGATTTTCTTTTCACATCCAACACGTAAATCGGTGTTCACGTGAATTACGTACCCCGCAGATTCTATGTTCCTACAAAACGCCTCACTATCAGATGGCATATATACAATAGTTTTACCATCTTCACTTTGTACTTCTATGGGTGAATGGTTGAAATATGGATATTCGAGCTTTTCTAGAACTTCGCGCGTACATGCGTAAAAGCCGAGTTCTGTGCATTTAACGGGTATATGTTTCACGTTGGGGCTTACCGAATCGACGTGTGCAAACTCATACGCACCATTCTTCAAGAAAAATTCATCGTCCAATTTGTTTATATAAGATAGGCGAGACATGTCACCCATTCTGTATACACCTGAAATGAAAGGGTATTTATCCGTATCTTCTATGAGCTCGATAACCTGTTTAGGTGTGAAAATAGATTCATAGTCAATAGATACGAATACATCATATTCAGTCTTATCACCGAATGGCTTCTGGTCTTTACCCGATAAAACATTCGTACCCATCGATTGGATACGAGATTCTTGCTCTCGTAGCGACCTCCCAGTAGTAACACCGATATAATAGCCCTGTTTAGTCAATTCGAGAATCGTCTCGGACCATTGCATTAGAAAGGTGGTTGAACATTCAGTTCCGGGGAGAGCTAAGATAATATTTTTTTTAGATGGGGTAGTCATATATATACATTACATGTTTACTCTTTAATATTCTATATCTGAAGTATCTCGCATATCGACGTCATATACATTTACATTTACATCACCAAAATATACACACCCATTGACACGCCACACTTTTTCACTAAACTGTTTACGCGCAAAAGAACGTGCCTCTTTCGAGTTGAAGAACACATTCCGGTCAAGAATGTGGTCACCGACGCATACATGGACAATAGTATAGTTCATATTTATTTATTTATTTAATTTTACTTAACTTAACTTAACTTAGGTTGAAACGAGATCGTGAAAATATTCACAGAAATTTTTTAATTTAGGAATAATCACAGTATCCCACTTTACCTTATCTCGTGAGAGTAAGTGTGTACATGTTTTATTATCATGTTGTTCAATGAGTTTACATGATTCGAGATCTAACATCGCCATATACGTCTGACATTGAACTTCTTCATAGTCGCGGACAGTCTTGAATAGACGATTCGCTCGGTTTTTAATTTCAATAATCGTAGAGGCATCTTCGGACAATCTATCGATTCTTCCAACAATAACGTATTCCGTTCCTCGAATCTTACAAACTGGATATGTATAAAATGTTTCATCAGTCTTGAGAGTTGGATCTAATTCAGCAGTTGTATCTTCGTGTCTAATTCCGTGATTTGTGTACAACGTCTTACGAATATGATCCTTTGCCGCCTCCATCTTTTCTGGTGGAAGTCCACTTTGGTTTGTCAATTGGTTCGAGACAGCTCGATATTTCTGTTCTACAGACGTACTGTCCATTGATTTGAATTTTAGTGCGTCATCTAACAATTGCGACGCGACCGCACACTCATCTACCGCAGCTAAAGCGACCTGTTCTTTCGTTTTTCCTTTAAACGTGTCAGGTAAATATTTACACCACAGGTTCATAACAACTTCTTGTGGTGGTTTGAACCTATTCTTATCAATCATACTCGCGACATCTGACGCTTTCAATACAACTTTATCCACACCAATACGGTTATGTATACGTTTCTTATCCCTGAGAAGTGGGAAAATGTCGCCACACGCACGCGAATCTGCGAGCGCGTTATGTGCATTGTCGAGTGTTTTACCAGTCAGTTCATTATATATAATGATCAACTTTTTTGGTTTGAGATACCAGTGATGGACCAGCTTATGCGTACACGCGAACGTGATATCTTTAAACGGATCAGCACTTATACCACGTCGGTAACATTCAGAGAATAATACATTCTCGTCAAACGCCGAGTTGTGTGCGACGAGTGTCTTACATTCACCTATGAAATTCACGAATGTGTCATACACTTCCTCGAAGGGTTCACCATGTTCGACTGCGTGTTCATGTGTGATACCGTGGATATGAGTCGCGCCCATTTTGAACGTATCAGGCTTCACTATCATGTGATGTGCATCCAGTTCTTTACCGGAAGCATCATATTTGACAAAAGCGATCGAGACCATTCGACATTTGTCAAATATATGTGTATTGTCTTTAGTAGCAGATTGGCGGGTCATGGGTAGACCCGTCGTCTCCGTGTCCCATGCGACGTATGACATATTTAAATATACTTGTTACTCTTTAATCGCCTTACCAAAAGCCAGTCGTGCGTGACTTGATAGGTAATTTATTGTTATTGGTAGACAATTGACTTAGGTCTAATACATGTTTCATTCCATATAATTTAGACCTTTGTTCTTTTGATTTTACAAACCATAATCTATTCGTAGTTTTTGTAATGTCACAAATATATGAATACATGGCTCCACACATGGCGTCACCCGTTCCTAATACAAATATATAACCCGGTTTAGTATTATTTTTATTTAATGCGACAGTAGTTAATATTTGCATGAAATCACCTAAAAATTTAGAAATTTTTTCGTTGACAGTTGCTGTAGGTTTACGAGCTGCTGGTGCCGTTATCCCACTAGGTACCGTCACCGTACCATTATCAGTAGTTATATCTATTACATAATTACGCGTTGAATCATCTAGACGATATTTCAAAGTGGTATTACCGATTTTGAATACAGGTTTGCGGTAATTCCATGAAAGTGTCGTACTTGGAGTTTCCTTCATAACATATTGAGAATCCTTCTTAGCACTATCCATTTGCATGTCATGCCCAGGATCCACTAAGTTCGCGATCGATACGGTATTATAAAATGGTTTTGTTTCGCTAGTTCTAGCAGTTTCTCCTATTTTGGTAATTTTATCCAAAACGTATGAATATGGATACGATACACGCCTTTGTGCATTTGATAGTGTACTCGCGTCATCTTCTTGATCAAATAATATGCAAGTGTCTGTCCCACTTTTAAACATATCAGCAGTTATCTGTCTATTACTCAATTCTATAACTTCCCCCATATTAAATAATGTTTCATATTTTTCCTTAATAGTAGTTTCATAGGATTTATTTGGTAATTTTAAAAGATTTTTATATAATTTAGTGTTCATGTTTTTATTAATTTTCGTATAATCGCTTCCAAAAAATATTTTAATAATATCACTTTCAATAAACATATCGAATGACATACTAATAGTTTTATCATGTTGCATATCCAAATACATTAAATACACAAATTCGAGGTATTGACTTTTGTCTAACTGTATATTTAAATTTAAATTTTCCGTCCCACGTGATCGTTTTTGGAACAATTTATAGTGTTTATATATCATTCTCACTGCCTGTTTTACCGTTTTCCCACCGAATAACTCACGAGTTCTAGGGTCAGTCGATTTCTGAATATACATGTAAATCAAAAAATCCTTGAGATCCACGCGATCATTGGGTATTGATGTAGCTCTTATTATGTTAACTAATATAGGGGTGTAGGCCGGTTTAGTCACTGGTAATTTTTTTACTTTTGGGAACATTTTACTAATACGTTCGGCATCTGCTTCTACTTTTGGGTCATTATTTTTAGGACCATTATTTACGGTTTTCGCGGTTTTCGCGGTTTTCGCGGTTTTCGCAGTTTTCGCGGGTTTCGCGGGTTTTGGGATAGTCTCACGTAGAGTGGATTTCGCGGTTTTCGCGGGTTTTGGGATAGTCTCACGTAGAGTGGGTTTTATAGGTACTACACGCATCGAACGCCTAACGGGTTTCACTTCGACTCGAGCATTCGCATTCCTCTTAGCAGATGCGGCTCTAGCATTGGCTTCAGCGTTTGCAGCAAACCAGGCCCTTTTCCGAGCAGATGTGGCTTTCGCAATCGCATTCTTCGTAGCAGATGCGACTCTAGCATTGGCTTCGGCATTTGCGACAAACCAAGCCTTTTTCCGAGCAGACGCAGCTCTTTTGGCAGCTAAAAATTTACTGTTATTTACATTCGAAAGTTTTTCCGTTCCACCACCACCCGGTGTGACACCTAATATTTTCGGTTTCACCCTTCTCGATATAGTGTTATTATCAGAATTGTTAGAGTTATTCATCGCTGAGTTGTTACTAAATGACCCCACTCGGGCAGTTCTAGCCCTCTTCGTGGTGGGTTTGGTAGCCGCACGTTGGGATGCAACTGCAGCTGTTATTAAAGGTATTTTCATACGTTTAGATGCCGGTTCATTTTCTGATGCAATGGGTGACCTAACCCGTGATGACATCTTATTGTAATATAATATTTTTTATTTGGAAATGGGTACATCACAAGATTATACTATTTCGTATACAGTCACACCGTCGACAATTTCTCCTGCGATTAGAATATCTTTCAATTGTTCAAGTTTAATTTTATTAAATTTTAAAAGATCGAATACTTCCTGATAACATTCGTCGACAATCAACTTCATATCAGTTTCGACAGCGTGTGACGTTTTAGCTGACATCACGCGTTAATCGGCTTCCACTGGATCTATACATTCATTTTTTTCTTCATCTTCATCTTCATCTTCTTCATCTTCAACCCCTTCGGTAATCCGCTCGTCCTCTTCCGGTTGTATATCGTCTTCCTCTTCTTCCTCTTCCGGTAGTTCGTCACATATTTCATCTTCGGGGTCTTCCAACTTCTTCTTTATTTCTTTTTTGGGAACTGTAGGTACTTTCTTCTTCGGCACCTTTTCAAAAATATTTTCAATAATCTTTTGTGTCCTTTCCTTCATAGTTTTTTTCCTTTCGAATTTATGATGAAGTTTTTTAATAAACGCGTCGGAATGTCCCATACTCTTATATGCTGAAATAACCGACTTCGGTGGAGGTGTTTTTGATTTACTATAGTATTTATCCCATAAACATGCCATAGATGTTAACAATTTAACACGCACAATCCCAGACTTAAGAATATTATATTTTAACACAACCCTATCTGGATAACCAATATGGCATTCTCTCGTATAATTTGTAATAATTCTTACGGGGGGTTCCGAAACCTGTGGTTTTTTGAATGGAATATTCGCTTGTTTATAATTTTTTTCGAGAAGTTTTAGATACAGTTCTGTATTCTGGTAATGGAACCATTTATCGATTACCGGTCTGGCTGTAGGTATACAATCTATATTCAATATATCGTATACCACACCACGCGTGGGTAACACGGGTTGTGTGGTACTGGGGTTTATTTTTTTACGAGGTAGAGGTCTTTTGAACATCTTATTATACAATTATAGGATTTTTCTTGCAACTTAGGTCTAGTTCGCATTCTAATATGTGATGCGCTTGGAAATTCTGGAGAGATGAAAACGGGCCCCATAATTCAATTACTTTTCTATTTTTATCATACCAGAGGTATGTTAATTCTAAATATTTGGTGAGCCAATAGAATTTTTTACCTCCTCTCCCAACAAACTTAAAAATATCACTTTCAACATACGATGATACGTCAAATTGGCTGTAATGTGTGATAGGTGGCGAGTATGGAGCCATTTATTCTTGTGTCTATATCACCCGGATTTTTTAAGCCATTTTCTTTTTACCACATCCACAACCACAACCAGATGTAGATTGGTTAATCATTTTCAAAAGCACGATCGTACTAAACAACGCGACCACGAGGAGTACTGTATTCATTTTATATGGACTGATATTTTATTCTAAGTCCTCATCTTCACATAAACTCACTTCGGAATCACTCTCAGATTCGTCAGATGAGTCGTATATTACATCTGGGTCACTTTCGTCGACCATCTCATAATACACCGTATCATATTTTGTATATAAACCGGTTTCTTCTAATAAAGTCGTATCGTAAAATCCTGACACGGAATCTTTGGGTACCATGAGTGTGTCGTCACTAAACATATATAGACCACGTCTATCATAATCCAATATTTGGACGGCGTAGTCGTCACCAACTTCAGACACTATACGGGCAATTTCACATATTTCATCTTCGTATTCGATATCCACAATTTGTCCTTCCATTAATGATAGTACGCCTGTAATTTTTATATAAGTAATTGTAATGAATATTCAGAAAGCGAAAAAAAATGAGGCTGCAATGTTCGATATAGATGATACACTTATATCGTCTAAAACGGGTAGGCGTAAAGATGTCGTCTATAAATTGTATACTTTATTAAAAGATTTAGGATATAAGATGATCATTGTCACAGCTAGACCAGGGTTTGCGGCTAATGTCAAATGGACTCAAAAACAATTAGCTTTTCATGATATTGTGTATGACCAACTCGTGTTCACCCCAGCCGAAAATAAAGGAACCTTTAAGAAGAACTCTGGATACAAATATATCGTATCGGTCGGTGATCTGGATACCGATCTCACGGATACTAAATATGCTGTTAAGATTTCCAAGTAGTTTTACATACGTGACACGTGATAAATACAGTCATAGGTTCATCGGCACTTCGCGTCTGCATCTCATAATATGTAGTCTTGTTCTGTCTACACTTCCCACATTTGAATAGACCTATATAATCTGGTTCGTTTACGATACTATATTCCTTTTTAGCACATTTCTCAGCGTTACGTTCACACTCCTGTGCATATGGTCCTTCTGGCCACATCGACACGAGTGACATATTCAACGCGGACTCGCTTTTAATTTTCCCCGTGCGAACACTTTCGTTAAATGTTATAGAAGCGTTCAAATTTGTTTGAATCTCGAGAAATTTATGTTTATACCTATCCATATGATATCTGTTATCACTTGCGGGTGTGTCACCTAGACCCTGTGTTTTCTTAACCGCCCAATTATGTGTAGATTTCTCGAGATTTAAACACGTTACATGATCTTCTGGGAGATCCAAAAGAGATGCGTATTTTTTTACAACATAGTTTCGAATATCCATTAGAATATATGATTTTTAGTACCTACTTAGGTTGGGAAAAGCCAATTTAGCACACCCACCAAAATCTTCAGGTGAGCACGTGTTGAAGGGTTCACCCACGCGTTTGGGGTTATTTAATGTGGCATTCCAGTTATTGTCCAGAAAAAGTGTTCTTGATGTTGACAGGGGGGTGTACAAATCAAACCGCCTGAGGAGCGCATATGCGACTATCACCGCCACCAGCAAAGTGATGTATGTGTTCATTTATTAAAAACAACTTTTTTATTTGTATACAACAAATGACAAAATCTATTTTAATAAATGAAAATATATACGATATCGAAGAAGTAGACATTGATATAGACCCAATTAAAAATGAAATATTTAAAATTTTAAAAGGAAGGCAAACATTTATTGGACAATGGGAAGATTTAGATGTTGTTATTATGAAATCTGAAGATGGTAAAGTGAATAACATGAACACTTTACCAACACCATTTGAAATGGAAGAGGTTATGGGTAAGATACTATTGATGCGCATGGATGAAAATTCAGAACCACAGGACTTTACCCTTGATGAGTACCAATCATTTCTTATGAGGAATAAAAGCGTCATTGTTTAATACAGCATTCGCATATTTCATACAGAGTTGAAAGTGTATGTATGCGAAATCAGCTGGATTGGTCATCTCAGGAACACCCTTTAATGGGTTAACCTCGATGGTTTTAATAATATCAATTTTTTCGCCGTTCACCACCCCGGCCATGTCGGAACCAATTTGTTTTAACCATAAAACATGCGCTTCATTTTTACAATCGAATGCGGTTACGAAATTAACCATTTACTATACCATATCAGTTATTCTTTAAACTATAATCAAGATGTTCCCTGTATAAAAAGTCATCTACGTACCCGTCCACCTCCTGTCCACTGATGGACAAACTAAATAAATCTTCATATTCGAACCGGTGACAATAAAAATATGATATACCTGTCATGATAGACATATTATCTAAGTCCTTTTTTGTTTTGTATTTAATTTCCAGTAAATCTATATACATTTCGGGTATCTGCTCTTTATGATTTTCGAGTATACGCACTTTCGTAATCGGTGAAGATAAGTCGATGCCGGGCCATGTCCCAAATTTAGCCTTATATTCGCATAAATATCGAATGTACACCCGAGCAGTAGATGGTTCCTTGAAACATACGAATCTAGGTTTCGAGTGTACGTCGACGAGTGTCGCCGACCCACCCGATTTTATTGATACGAAGTGAAACTCCATTATAGTTTTATTATATTATTAAAAACCTTAAATATATATATATATGATATTCCCGATAACACCCGGACAATGTACATACGTCAGACTCGTCCAATCAAAAAAACCTATCCTCATAGCCACGGGTCCAGCCGGTTGTGGTAAAACCATGCTCGCGTGTTACGAAGCGTGCCTGAAGATACAGTCAAGAGAACTATCTAAAGTTATTTTTACACGGCCCATCGTCGCAGCTGATGAAGATATGGGATATTTGCCAGGGGAAATTGACCGGAAAATGGAACCATGGGCTAAACCTATGACAGAAATCATGGAAAAACACTTATCGAAAGGACAAATGGAATCTCGCGTGTTCATCGAACCCCTAGGATTTATGAGAGGAAGAACATTCACGGACGCTTTTATCATAGCAGACGAAATGCAAAATAGTACACCTAATCAGATGCGAATGTTACTTACACGTCTCGGTGAAAATACAAAATTAATCGTCACAGGAGACGTAGACCAGAGTGATTTGGATAAACGTAATGGACTCGAAGATATACTTGAACGAATTGATGGCGTAGACTTAGATTACGTCGATCATGTTACATTAAGTGCCGAAGATGTCGTACGCCACCCAGCAGTTACAGAAATACTCTCATTGTATTATAAATGATAGGGACAAGTCAATTGACAAAATCTCAGCAGTCCCGAGTTGGTACACTCGTGTCGGGGATTAGACGTATCCGTAATACAACCACAAATGTTAATATAATGTCCACGAATAGATCTTATAATAATGTCCGCGGATTTTACGAGGATTTAGCCAGTGTATTTGGAAACCATTTACCCGATAATCACAGGAGAAATGTGATAGCCTATAGGATCTATTTACGACAAATAGTTGATATAGCCGCAAGTAATTACGCTGGACGGCAGCGTTTTCACGTGAACGAGTCGAGGTCACCCACTAAAGGAAAGGCCTTTCTCCAATTCATTTATTTTGTAGAAACCCCTAAACGTAATAGACGAAACGCGCCTACAGAGGACCGTGGTACACTTCTTTTGAAATCTTCGACTGGTAAGGTACGTGAGATTGTACCCGAACAGGGAAAATTTATATTTTTTTCACCTGACGATACGTTTCACGAAGTAGCTAAACAGGATAACCCCGACATGGGAAGTGTTTCGAGAAATATGATCGTCGGTATGTTGTATAGAAGTTCCCCCAATAATAAGATTGTGAATCAACAGATACAAATGAGTCCATCACGCGCAAGGACTACCCGCGCCTTGGTGGGGAGGATACCACTCAATAGTAATTCGGGACCCACGGCAAATGCAAATATACTCGCATCGCTTGTCAACCGGTTACAACTCAAAACTATTAAAAGAACTCAAAACCCTAAAAGAACCCCTATAAAGTCTAAAAGACTATCCAAACCCAAAACTCCCAAAACTAGACCATCGTCGAAATTGTCAAAATCACGGGGAATTTAAACCTAAGTGAGCAACAAATATTCAATATGTATTCACTCAACCATCATGAACACTATTACCGAAATCCAAAACCTCCTCGATCTCTGCAAGGAACAGGCTGCCAAGATCGAACAGCTTGAAAAAAAATACGCCGGGGAGCTCCTCGACAAATCAATTCAAAGCGTTGGTGCCGTCCTCAATGAGCCCGAAAAGCCTTCACTCTATGCCTCGACCGCACGAACCAAGACGTTCATCATCAACCAGGATATCGCTGAGCACCTCCGGGAACTTGGTGAGATGACATCTGATTTTTACAAGGCGGGTGCATACGATACAGCCGCTGAGATTATTACTAACCTCCCGCACGAAGTCTGTAACGGTGAGAGTCTTCTCAGTATCAATGGTATTGGAAAGGGGATCGCTAACAAGATCGACCTGTTTCTAGACACGTACTTTGACGAAGAAGAAGACGATGACGACGACGAGTCTGTGGACTCGTGTGATGGTCAAATCCTCGGGGATTCAGATTCAGATTCCGACTACGATTCAGATTCTGACGCCGGTTCGACACATGATATCGATTTCCGAGTTGTGTTTAATACCAGTCTCGCAGATACACTTAACGAACTCGCGTCGTATGAAACCAATACGCATAAGATGGCTGCTTACGTCGCAGCTGCGACTGCCATATTCCATCTCCCGTTCAAGGTGAAAAGTGGTGAAGAACTAGCCTCGGGACCCAAAAAGCTTGTTGGTATTGGTAAGAGTATCTCTCGGAAGATTGACGAGTTTATCGAGTCTGGGAAAATTTCGAAACTCGAAGAGTATAAAAAAAGTGACGTGTCTAAAAACGTCGACCTCGCCGACGCTGTTGATAAGCTCGCTTCTCTCGAAGAAGACATTCACAAGAGAAACGCGTACAGGAAGGCTGCCGATGCTATTTATGATCTCCCCTTCACCGTTACAAGTGGTAAAGAACTTTCTATGGGCCCGAAGAAAGTCTCAGGTATCGGTAAGAGTATTGCGCGAAAGATTGATGAATTTATCGCAACTGGAAAAATTTCCTGTTCCAAAAAGGTTAAATTTTGTACGAATGATGAAATCGCGTGGCATTTGGACGCGCTCGCCTCACTTGAAGGGGAGGAACATGGTTCACAAGACAAGTTTAAGATTCGCGCATACCGAAAGGCTGCTAAGTCCATTCGCGACCTTGACTTTGAAGTGACTAATGGGTCGGAAATTTCACATGGTCCTAACAAAATTGACGGGATTGGTAAGGGGATTGCTAAAAAAATTGATGAATTACTCGTAAACGGGGAGATTGAGAGGCTCGAAGAGCTTACAAGGTCATAAGTGACTCTCAATGAACGTGTTATAGAATCTTTGTAATAAATCATTTATTTCTTCTACCATCATACACACTTGTTATTTTCGCGTATCCCATATAATTGTTCAAGTCAAATATAGGTGTTAGTTTTTAAGGTCATTTTCAACTTCACCATGTTGCTCACGCCAATTCGAGAGATTATTATATTGCTTTTCACTCGTATCATACATGGTCTCGCTATCACTTATCATCATTCCCCTAACAACTTCATATAGTACTGTTGAAAGTGCAAACTTATACGCAAGAAATCCGACAAACGACGCACCGTAATCAAAATCGAATGCAAACGGGGCGTTATTCCAGGATACTTCAAATGCGGCAAACCCTATAGGTGCCAAGAATTCATTTTGAAGCGCGGTCGTTTCAAATTTATCTACACGATTAGCGAGTAAGGATAAATACACGTATGACGTAACAGCGCCAAGCGACGCAGATACACCCTGGTTGGCACCTTGTGTGAGGAAGTATGATACCGATAGCATAGACCCATACCCTGCAGTCGTCCGTTTGAGTCTTGTTTTGAGATCTTTATATCCGTTGACCGGTGGAATTTGAGCATAAGTTGTCAACATTATTTATATTTATATTTATATCATAATCTTTATCCTTATTATAGTAAATGCCGTGTCAACTTTGTAAAAAAAAATGTGGTGTTCCAATTGAATGTCTGTACTGCAGGGGTAATTTTTGTCCCCGATGTACACACCTCGAAAAGCATAATTGTCAAGGTATAAATATTAAAAAAAATAAACAACTCGCAGAATTAAAAAATAAAACTGAATTCGTACCAGAACCTAAAGTGGTTAAAATATAATTACTTTCCACTACACGCCGAGCAATATTTTTCAGTCTTTTTCTTGGGAGTCATCATAGCCTGCAACGCAATCAATGCGACGACCGCAAACACTATGAGGCCAACATTCTGAGTCGTGTTTCGTATATTTTTGTTCATTGTTATATAATAGAGTAATATTTTTTTTTGGGTGATGGTATCAAAAAAAATCTCATAATACTATAAATGTCCACGAACGTAAATGTACCGTCTGGTCCAAAAATACCGACCACACTCATCGCCGTCACCGCATTTCTCGGGGCAGTTTATGCTGCCATCGCTTCGATTGGAATAAAACGTTTCAACGATTGTAAAGAGATTCAGACTATCTCGAAGTACGCGAACCGAAAGGAATTCCTTTCAGCCACACTCATAGCTCTTATCTCAATACCAATTGCGTTTCTCGTATTGAAGTTCGGTACGATGACACCCAGCGCACCAGGGTTTATGGTTATGATGTCGGGTGTTCTTGGTATTATCGCTTCCGTGTTTGCTTTCCAGCTCCAGAAAGCATCCGAATGTACAAACATCGTTAAGAAAAGTGATAAAAATTTCGTGACTGTCGCCATTTCGGCTTCTGTTCTGATGACACTTGGTGGTATTGGTATGATCGCGATGAAGAATAAGAATTCAATTCGGTCAGCTCGCAATTATGCGTCGGCTAAAATTACCGCCGCACGCGCCCCAGTCCCGGTGCCAGTCGCTAACGCTTCGGCGGCGAATCTGACAAATACTAATAATAAGGCTTAATATGGAACCAGTCGAAGCCGTATATATCGCATGCATGCTCATTTTGCACGCGATACAACGGGTGGGGCGTATGACCATGGGTGAGAAGATTCACCTCATTCATTGTGCATCACGTTTAGTCTTGAGTTTAGATACGACACGTTGTAAAATATACAATTGCGAAACCAGGGCTATAGATGTATAGATCGATGAGTAGTTTGCACCCGACCTGTACTGAACGGTTAACCATAACATACTACCGAGTATACCGATTAGTAGATGTGGTACAGAATAATAACTAACATCATCATATTCGTAAACACGTTTCATACTTATAAGCATTTGACCGACACCAAGGGAAAGAGCAGAACCAGCGAGAATATCATCTATTGACGACACTCTCATTTATATATTTAGAGAAATTAATATTTAAATATACAAATGGAAACCATTTTAAAATCATATGATACAGGTCCTGTCAACGCCGAATCTCTCACTAACCGAGTAACACGATTAGTGTGCAAGTATAAAAAGTCTGGTGTCACACGCGAGAATTTAACATCTCTCGTATGCGGACTCGTAATGGATGTTAAAAATATTAAAAAGCTCGCGGGACCCGAGAAGAAAGATTTAGTACTCGATCTTACCTATTTGATCATCGAACAGGTTGACGAGGGTGACGAAGACACAGAGTTTGAAAAAATCCTCAAGATTATGGTCCCATCAATGATTGACAGTCTCGCCCTCATGATAAAAGTAAATAAGGGTTGTAGTTGTTTCTAAAATAATAATGAAGTTCCCTTCACTCGAGACGATGGTACATTATGGTGTTTATACTATACGCGACTTACTTCTATTTTCTCAAAATAAATTGAAACGAAGAAATATCAAAACATTAAATGAATGTGATATTTGCTCGTATGTATACACTGGGCATGCATGCAATAATTGTTCTATGTCTTCTGTTTAATAACCAAACCTAACACCGATTCCAGATTATTCTGGTCACGTTTTAATGGTTTTGCTCGTTTGAGTCGTAATGCCTCATTCGTACCAGGCGCACCCTTGATTTCATACATCTTGGACGCGTTTAGTACGGGTTTAATGACGAGATCTGGTTCAGAATATATTTCTATTTCAGCCGGCTTCGCTTCATCTATAAGTGCATTTATTCTAAACTCATCTATACTCATGGTTCCACCGAATTCTTTCAAGTATAACCTATTCGGAGCTGGTTTGATACTCCCAACCTTCGAGTACATCCTCTTCCTCATCATGGTCATGTTACCTATTATTATACCCCCGCGACTCAGGCCATATTTATCGACTGCATATGTTTTCATACAACTCCAGGAGCAAAAATTACCACATGTGGTAAACCTGTTACGTCTCTGGTCATATCTGGTTGGTATCTGTAAGGGTGTCGTGCTGAACGAATGGCAACACCACCAACACCACATGATATACAATCGTGAATAACCCTTTAAGTTTTTTTATATACATTATAATAAGAGATGATTATCGTGGGTATCATACTTTTTATAGTAGCCCTCGCCGGGTATATGTTATTGAAAAAAAAAGTTTTGAAACCAATGGTTGAAAGTGTACTTTCAACCCCAGACAAAATTAATGAAATAACAGAAGACGCAAGCAAGACCTCTGAAAAAATCAAAGAGGAAGTTTCAGAGGCCGTTGGTGAGAAATCTAAAAAACTTGAAGAGGCTAATATAATATCAGCCGACGAACTAAAAAAAGATTTGGCCAAGGAAACGAAAAAGGTTTTGGACAGTGACCCAGATCTTAATTGTGCCATAAAACCGACTATCCATATGGGTTGTGGTGAAAACTTTGTGATCGAGCCAGAGTCTGGGTGTTGTGCGCTCAAGCCTGGCAAACAACCTAACGCGACGGCTTTGAAAATCAAATTAGCGAAAACTATTGGTACTGAAATTATAGTAGGTGCAGTTGCGGGTGCACTCATCGAACAACTTATCAAGAAGTCACCCGCGATGTCAAGGGTGGCAGCTCGAGGTGCGGCGAAGCTTCTTACCAGATTTGCACCCAGAATTGCTGCTAAAATGACATCGAAACTGGCGACATATGGTGCGATGGGTGCGTCGGGTCCGGCTGGTTGGGCCGTCGGTGCGGCTATGTTGGCGTTCGACGCGATTTCTATGACACTTGATATGCTTGATGTCGATGGTTACAATTCGTATACGTCGAATGATGTTATCGAAGACATGCGTAAGCTGATGGATTATTCACTTTGGAAATCGTTACAGGACGCAGGTTTAGATTACCCTATGATGTTCCCAATCGTTGAACCATACAAAAACGAATTCGAAGCTGCACAGAATTTTATGGGTGGTGAAATATTTAATAAATTTGTCATGAAAGATATAGTCGAAACACCCGCTACTAAGGAGCTATGGGATGCATTCCTCGTGAAAGCCCTGGAAGATGAAAATGCGGATCTACCCGAAGAACTTGTTACGTTTACCACTAAAACGATCGAAAAGTACCACAAGGAGCGTGACGTTATCATATTCACGAAATTGCAAGAACTCTTGGGACCCGACAAGGATAAGATCGAATTGTACGACTTTATGAGTACACCTAAACGAATCGGTATTTCATTTTCAAAAAAGGGTGCGGAAGAGTGGAACACCAAACAGCGCGATGTATGGTTTGCAAACAACGATATGTTTAAACCACCAGCAAACCCACCCGACTTTATCAACCCGACTGCGGCCATATACACTGACACGTATTTCGTCCTCGACATTGCCAATCCTGGTACGAAAGAAAAACCTAATATGATCCCTAAAAAACTACCAAAGAAAACCGTACTTGGGTGTGCCTACGGTACTGTAATCACGTACTGTGAGAAAAGGCGTCAAATGAAAGGTATTTCTGACGCAGTTGACCCCCGTAAGCTGGGTGTTAAATTCGACACGGAATCGGGGTCGTGTATGTTTACAAAAAAATTCTGTATACGTTACGGTATGGTATTCAAAAACAACAACTGTAGCTTGAATAAAGGGCAAAAAGTTGCCGAAATGATTTTAGGACCATCGGTAACCCGTGCTTCGATTCGTGAATGGGAAGACCGTAAGGCTGCGTTCAATTCGGGTGACCCCGTGAAGGTAGGTGGGGCAGTATTGAAAACTCTGTACGACCCAACAGGTCTCGGGACATCATCTGTTAAGAGAGCCATAAAAGAGATTGGTGAAACGAAAGCCAAAAAAACAAAGCCTGCACAAAAGATTCCGTGCCCCCCGGGAATGCGCGACGACGGTACGAGTTGTTGGAAAGACACAAAAAAAAGGGGTTCGAGAGCTGCGAAGAAAAGGGGGTGCCCCCCGGGTCAACGCGACGATAAAACAAGTTGTTGGAAAGACTCAAAAAAAAGGGGTTCGAGATTTGCGAAGAAAAGGGGGTGCCCCCCGGGTCAACGTGACGACGGTACGAGTTGTTGGAAAGACGCATACGGGCGCGGTGCAGGTAAAGTTCTTAAATCTAGTGGGGGTAAGTGTACAGGAGGGGGGTGTACAAAAGGGGGGTGTAAATGGGCGGGTAAGTGTTCGAAAATAAAGTGTTCGAAAGTAAAGTGTTCGAAAATCAAGTATTATTGCCCCAGCGGCCACCCCGAAAAGCAAGCGAGTTTATGCTATAAAAGGTGTAAGACTGGGTTCCGCGGCGTGGGTCCTATGTGCCACCCCAAGGATGGTGCCGGCATTAAGGTTACGTTGATGAAACGTCAATACTGCGATACAGGAAAGGATAAGGTGGCGGGTATATGCTGGGATAAATGTGGAAGTGGTTACAAAAACGCCGGCGCCCTTTGCCACCCCGATGGTGGTCCCGGTATTAAGGTTACGTTGATGAAACGTCAATACTGCGATAAAGGAAAGGATAAGGTGTTGGGTATATGCTGGGATAAATGTGGAAGTGGTTACAAAAACGCCGGCGCCCTTTGCCACCCCAATGGTGGTCCGGGTATTAAGAAAACCTTATTCAAGCGCCAAAAGTGTCCATCTGGTTGGAAAAATGTTGGGGGTGTGTGTTGGTCGAAGTGCCCCCCAGGGTATCGCGACGATGGGGCACTTTGTAACAAAAATTAAATATTCGTATATTATAAAATATGGCTAAATTCAGCGGGGCATCAAAATTGGCTAAGGGGGGTGCGTCCGTCGCGGGGGCCGCAGCATCAGCTGCAAAAGCGGCGGGCAAGGCTGCCGCGGGGGCGGCCAAGGGGGCGGCAGCAGCAGCGGCGGCCGCTGGTAAGGCTGCTAGTAAGGCTGCGGGGAGTGCTGCCGACGCAGCTAAAAAAGCCGCTAAAAGCGCCAAGAAAGGTAGTAAAGGTGCAAGTAAAGCGGGTGATGCGAGTTCGGCTGCCAAGAAAGGTAGTAAAGGTGCAAGTAAAGCGGGTGATGCGAGTTCGGCTGCCAAGAAAGGTAGTAAACTTGGTAGAGGTGCTAAAAAAGCTGCTCCATTGTTAGCGGCGGCTGGTCTCGTCGGCGGAGTACTGTACATAGAAAAGAAACTTGGCGAAGAAAGTGAAGCTGTACAGGGTTGTACGACCGCATGCTTACCTAGTAATTTCGACGAACTCGCGTACGGCAGTTTGAAAAAGGATCAATTGAAATACAAAAGCCTGGAGGAATTGAAGAAGGTGGACCCCAAAACACCAGATGACCAACCCCTGTGTAACGATAAAGTTGAGGATTGTGGTGAATATTGCACGGATAAATGCAAAGCGAAACATCAATCAGATATCCCAGGCTCTAACATCTTGAATCGTGGCGCCGACGCAGCTGGTGACGTTTTTAAAAAATTGAACGAAACACTAAACCCGTTTGCGGGACCAGAAGGTAAGAAACGAATGTTAATCGCCGGCATCGTATTATTCCTTATATTATTTGGACCTATCATTTTTAAAATGGTATTTTAAACAAATGTATTTAAAGCATTATTATCTTTATGTAAGTAGATGATACTCAGTATTGATGTTGGTATCAGAAATCTCGCGATGTGCCTATTTGACGAAACGTCAAACCTTGTCACGGAGTGGGACGTATCGGGTGTACCCCCCGAACATAAAGATGGTTTATTCGTTTCATTACGAAAACATTTAGACGAGCGCCCGTGGGTACTCACGTCTGATACGATACTCATAGAAAAACAACCCGACAAGAATAAAAAGATGAAGATGGTTGAACATTTTTTACACGCATATTTCGTGATACGGGCACCCAATGCCGAGACGATTATTTACGATGCTAGATTTAAAGTACCCGACGTATCGGGTCCCGGAAAGGCACAATATATGAAACGAAAAAAGGTATCTATAGAACGATGTAGAATATTTATCGAAACAAACGATAATAATTCACATTGGTTACCCATTTTCGATGCATCTAAAAAGAAAGATGATCTCGCCGACACTGTGATGCAGGCTATAAGTTTTACGAAACGGGTAGAACCCAAAAAGAATAACAAAGAAGAAAAGAAAATTGTACCTAGAAAACCAAATGAAAATCAAAAAAATACGAGGTATTCTTTATCAAATCTTGCGTGGATTTTAAAAAATAAACCTGAGTGTGAATACCTTGAAAATAATAAAAGATTCATGAAAGATTTAAAAAGATATTATAAATCACTCGACGAATTTATTGATGACCAAAAAAATACGTGAGTACGTATCTTACACCAGATGTCACGGGTAATACACCGTGGTTAAATCTGTACCCCTCGTAATTAATCATATCCCCTTGTTTCATGTATATGATGGGTAAATCTTTCATATTTAGTAACATTTCAGTTTGTTTTCCCAATGTGGGAGCTCTACGTATCCTCGAAACACGTGTATCTTTTAGATCATCGAATAAGTAAAAGTCACCTCCTTCATAGTCGTTAGGATCTGATAATAAAACATTTATTGTAGATTTTGACAAGTCGGCATGCATTGGTATATCGACCCGTTCTCCGGGTGTATACCGTTTCAAAAATATATAATCGAGTGTACCTTTCTGTTTAGGTAATTTTTTATTATACAAGTCTATACATTTTTCATATAACTCGGGGTAATTCATAGTTCTGTCAATCTCTAATAATTCAATTTGGTATACAGGATTATCATCAACGGGGTCGGCTGTTGTGAGAAAGTGTTTATTTTTCGCCATGGAAATAATTTCTTCACATTCAGATTTTGTGAGAATATTTTTTATTGTATATATTTTTATTGAATTTGGAATATACAAATAAAAAAAAATTAAGAATAATATTAAAATGATTAATAGTGTCATACTATTTTATATAGAATATATCCCATGATAATGATGCAATGCATTCTCTAAATTCCAATTTTTATCAATTTTATCTTCGTTTTCATTTGGTATACAATTTCGCATTTTAAACATTTCGGGTGTAACGCCCCGCATTTCCCAAAACATCTCACACATAAATTCACCTACGTGTTCCGTGACTACATTGGTATCGACGAGTAATGGAACATAGTCTGTTAAAATTTTACTTGGAAATTCTTTGGAAGCAAAAATATTTGTGTAAATATAATCGTCACGCATTTTATTTATAGGTACTAAACCAGATGGTACAATATAAAAAAAATGCCACCCTTCTAATTTTTTAAAAACTTCTTGTATATCTAAACCTTCTTTTCTATAAAAATTATCATATTCAAATTGAATCATATCTACATCAATGTCACCGAGTCCATTTAATACTGGTAAATCGTGACCATCTGTATCAATTTTCAGAAAATCGATATGAGTTATATTACGGTCTTTACAATACCCCGAAATTGTTTTATCCGCGTCATTTAAACCATATTTGTTCACGTATACGTTGGGTTTATCGTAATCAACCGATTCCTTATACATTACATATGTCGTTTCATTAATAAACGCGTCACCGGACGGCTTGAACACGGGGTCGAATAAATGTACCGAAGTTGTTGAGTCGATGTCATTTGGGATCTGCGAACCGGTCGCGCCCACATCAAATATCGTAGCGTTCGATGTATTTTTGAGTATAGACCTTAATAATGAAAGTTCTCCATTTATTTTCTGGTTACAGCAGATACGGTACGCAAAATAAGGAATACTAATCTTACTCGTTTCATCGCGAATCGTAATCCAGGTATCTAATGAAGGTTCCATTATGTGTAACTGTGGTATATCTTTTATATACGATTAAAGAATTGGAGCAATTTACATGTATAATGGAAATCCATGTACTTGATCATGGTTTTGTGCGACTCGTTGACCACATGCCTCGGGAAAACCTCGATACATCAATTGTACAAGCCGCTCGAGTCTCTTACGGAGATGGAACGAAGACTTCTCGCGGAGACGCTGGACTTATTCGATATCTAATGCGCCATTGGCACACGACACCATTCGAAATGGTTGAATTTAAATTTCATATCAAAATGCCAATCTATATCGCGAGACAGCATTTGAGACACAGAACAGCGAGTGTAAACGAGCTTTCAGCGAGATATTCAGTCGTCCCCAAGGAATATTACAGTCCAGACGTACTTCGTGGACAGTCAGAAGTGAATCACCAGGGGTCAGAAGGGGTTGCGGACGTCGACAAGGAAGGTATGCAGACGCATCTCGAAGAGTCGTTTGATATTTACGACAAACTATTAGAAGAGGGGTGTTGTCGCGAACAGGCACGTGGCAATCTACCACAATCCACATATACGGAGTTTTATTGGAAAATCAATCTCCATAACCTCATGCATTACCTACATCTCCGTATGGATTCACATGCACAAAAAGAAATTAGAGACTACGCGAACGCGATATACACACTCGTCGAACCACTTGTTCCTATTAGCATGAAAGCGTTTACGGACTTCAGGGTAAACGCCGTTCATCTCACGGGGCTTGAAATTGAATGTATTCGTTCGGGTATCATTATTAAATCACCTGGTGAAAGACGAGAGTTTCACGAAAAGATGGAGCGTCTAGGACTTGGGGATCGGTATAAATAAACTGACCAGTAAACTTCTATGTTTTAAATTTTATGGATGAAGATGTGGTAGCATTTACCCCTAAACACAATGCCATTCCTATAATATAATATTGTTTTAAATTAACATGAAAGTACATATAGTAGGATCGGGTCCTACGGGAATTTCAATTGCTTGGGAAATTTCTAAATTTACGGATCATGAGGTTATTATGTATGACAAAAAACCTTCAATGGGTGGGTCGTGGTGGGAACCACTTGGAGAAAAACGCAACATACATGCACACCGGGCACTGTTCGACAAAGCGTTCGTAAACACGCACGGTTTATTCCAGGAAATGGGTATTTCCTGGAATGAAATGTTCGTCCCTGAAAATCACGAATACGTGAAGATGAAAGAGAAACGTTTAAAACCAATCGACTACGCCTCGCTCACCTCACTCGCGGTACGTGTACTATCCTTTCCCGGTGCGTACAAAAGTAAAACGGTGAAGGACAGTATCGGTAAGCTTTCATCGCATGGCGAGAATTTCGTCAAGACAATCACTTATGTGATGGACGGTGTAGGGTGGGACGTCATGACAGCATACGAATTTGTCCAGAACGCGAATCATATAGGATTGTCAACCATGTACACACAACGCGGATCCGGTACCAAGATGAACGACGCCATGTTTCATGCACTCGAAAAACAAGGTGTAAAATTTATAGGGAATAAAACGATGAAAAGTGTAGAATACTACGACAAGGGGTACGTGGGTACATTCGAAGACGGAGTGATAATAAACGATGGTATGTTAGTTATGTGTGTGGATAATTCGAGTGCGCTTAAACTCATCGGGAATAATTGGCAAGGTGCGCGTGACAAAATGTTTACTAGTACATACGGGAGTTTAACACTTATGCTCGACTACGATACACCGACCATTTTACCGAAGGAGCATTACATTGCCATGAACACGAAATGGAATCTTATACCCGAAAAATTGGACGGTTCAAATACTGTCGCGTGTATGATGTGTAACCTGACTGAACAAATACTGACCACACCACCGGGAAAGTTAAAAAAACAAGTGGTCGAACAGTTAACTGCATTGGGTATTCCCGAACCAAAGAGTGTTCGCGTCGCGTGGGGGTCGCATTGGAACGGTCGTAAATGGGAATTTACACAATCTTCGGGTGTTCTCAGTGTAAATGGTCAAGTTCCATTTTTTGGTAATTCTGAAAATGTAGCCCTATGTGGTATGATGTCAGAGCGTCACACACCATATTCGAGTATGGAAGCTGCCATAGAAGTTGGGCGCTCATTTTGTAATCAGACATTCAAAACACGTAAACCCTTAAAACCTATTTTAGTCACACATATTTTAATCGTGCTTATAGTTTTAATTCTCCTAATGATATATACGCGATGATAGTCGATGGTACGGTATACGAACCAATGTATGAACATAATGGAAAACATTACTTACGCGTGACACTAAGTGATGCAATTGCGCGTCGGGTTCAATATACGCAAATGAAAAACCCAATCGACGCGAAACACATCGACGATCCATTGATTGGAAATGTACTTACCATAAAAGTACCATATAGATATAACCGTGTTATGTGTCGCTTCGAAGGTGCACCCGTTCAATCCCTTAAGCGTGGAGATACTGTCAACTTGGATATGATATTCACGGGGCGATGGTTCGCCGGTGAGTATAGTGGATACACGTGGAAAATGACCTATATAAAGCTAATAGACTCCGTTACTACATGACCCTTACAAGATCTGGGTATATAGTACCGGATACGCAAGAGACGAAAAATGCGTTAACGGTACGTCCCATCGTTAATGCAGATTTTGGTGTGGCACCCCCATCTTTTAAAGTGTTTAGAAAAGCAAAAACGGGTGTATGTGTACCGAGGTTTTACGCCGAAGAACGATTCGGTATTCCCGAAAAGGATATGAGACCCGAACCCGAAAAAATGAATATACAATTTAAGGGGAAGTTACGTGATGAAACGTTTCAAAACGTAGCACTTTCAAAAGCTATAGAGGCTGGTCACGGTATTCTATCACTTCCATGTGGGTTTGGGAAGACCACCGTGTCCCTCGCTATCGCGTGTAAACTTGGGTACAGAACTATGATTGTCGTCCACAAAGAATTTTTAGCGAATCAATGGAAAGAACGTATACAACAATTTTGTCCCGGTGCGACGATCGGGGTCGTACAACAGAATAAAAAGGAGACTAACTGTGATTTTGTCATCGCCATGCTTCAATCTCTTTCACTGAAAGAATATTCTTACGAAGACTTCGATAGTATTGGAACACTCATAGTAGATGAAGCGCATCATATATGTGCAAAGGTTTTTTCGCAGTCACTGTTTAAACTGTGCCCGAAACACGTATACGGTTTATCCGCGACGCCCAACCGTAAAGATGGTCTGACTAAAGTTTTACACTGGTTCATGGGACCCACATTTTTCGCCGTAGAACGCGAAAATCAGGCACAAGTGAATGTATTTCCACTTGATTTTTCGTGTAAACGATTTGAAGATCCACCACCGTGTACGAGATTTGGAAAATTATCATTGGCGACGATGATAACCGAATTAACTGAAATATCAGAGAGGAACCATCTCATTTTATCGACAATAAAAAAACTTACAAAGACGACAAGACAAATTTTAGTTTTAAGTGACAGGCGATTTCATTGTGAGTACCTCCATTCTAATTTTAAAACGACATCGGGGCTCTACATGGGTGGTATGAAAGAGGTTGATCTTACCGCGTCAAGTAAAAAGCAAATCATTTTCGCGACGTTCAGTCAGGCACATGAAGGACTTGACATTCCCAGTCTTGACACGGTTATTCTCGCGACCCCGAAATCTGATATCGTCCAATCTATCGGGCGTATCATGAGAGAGACGACTGGAAAAAAAAATAATCCACATATCTACGATATATTAGATCACTGGTCGGTATTTTTTGCAATGTATAACAAACGTTTGCGCGTGTATAAACAAGGTGGGTTTAATATCCCAGACCAAAAACCCGAACCGGGCGACTTTCCAGTCGGAAAATGTCTCGTACATATATAAGATGACCCGGTGTTCGGTTGGACGGTCCACACAAAAATACACCGGTGGTGGTGGTGTAGATCTGAGTTCTATACTTGAAGCACAAGGTGATATCATATACGCAGACGTGAATATAGAAGCTGAAAATTTACCAATCGGTGGTACTACTGGACATGTGTTAACGGTCACCGCACCTGGTATTTTGGGGTGGCAAGCGATCACTTTAACTGGTGGTCAAGTTGGCAATTTACAGCAGGTCACTGTAAATGGACCTACGACTGATCAGTCTATAGGATTTTTGAATACAGTAACATCGCTAAGTGCGAGTGGAAACGTTCTCGTAACTGGAAATGTTACGGCTCAGAAATATTATGGTGATGGTACAACCCTAACCGGTATCGCTTTAAGTAGTGATATGACATCGAACGCCCTACGTATTTCTAATCTCGAAGTTTCAAATGTGAATATTTGGTCCAACCTCGCTTCTAACGTTGACCGGATTGAACAACTCGAATTCGCGAATACAGTCCAAAAGAATTTGATCACAACCATAATAAATAATAAAATTGTTAGTAGTTCGGGGGGTATCACGGTTTTTAACACAGGTGATATTATTTACGCTAACGGTACGAATACACTCTCAAAAATCGGAATCGGGACACCTTCACAGATACTCACAGTGTCTGGAAATATACCCTCGTGGGTTAACCCACCCGTGAATACACTATGGCAAGAGTCTAATGGAAGTATTTATTATACCGCAGGTAACGTCGGTATCGGTATCGGTGCGGAAACACCGGTGGCTACGTTACAAATTGGGTCGAACGTACATATTCACGATACGGGAAATAATAAACTGGTCGTGGATGGGAATGTGTATGTATCGCGGGCACTACGTGCAATTGATTTAGTAGAATCGTATGAAGTGCGGGCAAACTTCTTCACTGTTAAAAATATTGATATAAGAGCTGAGCGACCTCGTCAGGGTGGTGTGATATTATAAATTTTATAATCTAGGATCATAGTAGACATGAGTAATACTGGGTATACTGTGACCAGTCCCAACACGGTATACAGTTACGCTATTCAGAGTGGTGACGGTGGCGTTGATGGTGTCGATTCATGGAACCCAGATGAGTTCACTGCCGGTGATCAACACTATAGTAATATATACGGGAGGGATGAAAATTCACAATTCGGTAGAGGACTTGATACAGACTTTGAAGGAGAGCGTATCGTAGGTGGTGGTCCAAATTGGAATAGTGGGCGGGGGTATATTCAGATATATGATTGGTCAGAATCTAGTTCTACGTGGACATCTCTTCAACAAATAAACGGACCCAGTGCTGCTGGCTGGTTCGGCGAATCAGTTTCGATGAATTATGATGGAGAACGAATCATAGTGGGTGCACCGAAAATAAATACTGTATACGTATACGACATCGGTAATAATAATCTGTTTACTCTTGTACAAACAATTAGTACATCTTACGATTCCTTTGGACACTGCGTTTCTATAGCTGGTGATAGAGCTGATCGATTCGTTGTTGGTGCACCAAATGTAAATACTATATATGTGTACGAACGACAAGCGAGTGGTCAGTTCACACAAGTATATTCAAATTCTGGAACGAATATGGTTAACGATGTACCTGTAACTATTGGGGGGTCGACACGTATAACGCTATACAGTAAATTCAATGGGTATGGGTATTCGGTTAAAATGTCCGGGTTTGGGGGTCATATTGTGGTTGGGGCACCAGGAACCGAAATCGCTGAAATACAATCGAGTACACAAGCAGGGACGACAACACCTGGTAATGTTTCACACCATTTAGGTGAACATACAATATCGACTGTCGGACCACATTATACGGGTTCAACATCGTATTCGTGTAATACGCAACAGTTACCAAACGATGGTAACGTTTCCGCTGGTCACCCGTACTCGGTGTACAAGTATCCCAATACGGGTACCGTAGTCGATGGCAACGCCACTGGAGCGCTCAGGTATCCGGATAGTCAGAATGGTTTTCTTCATCATTACAATAGATCACCCTATGGTGCAAATGCAGGCGATATGGGAGATGGGTTTATTTTTCCCAATTTTCAAGTGGGGAATATACGCGTGCTTAAATCTCTAGACGGTGGGAGTTGGAGTACAGGTGTCACACAAATTGGGTCGGATATAAAAGGGCATAATCCGGATGGGTATACATACATGTCCGCTTGGAATTGTATATATTCGTCTCTTCCAGGGTTTGGTAGGTCTGTTTCTATATCGGTCGATGGGAAACGCGTTTCCGCTGGATCCCCGGGGTATAAGGATGTAAGTTATGCTGCTCAGGCAGCGCACGGTGATACACGGTATTTCGTTTTAAATACAGATTCGAGTGCATACGATGAACCCATGGCAAGTCGTGATGATAATACCACACCTTCGTTAGGTGGACCGTGGTCATTCGTGAGACAAAATGGATCGTGGGCCTCATGGAATATATCTATGAGTGAAGATGGCTCGCGTTTATTTGTTGGAAGTCGTGAAAATTCGTATTCGATTATCCCGTACGATTTCTCTGGCACGACATTTTACCCAGCTGGTCCAATAGTACGGACAGGTGGCTCGGGGGTGGGACCTAATACGATAGAGTTCGGTACGACAGCACATATCCCGAACATTGTTGGGGGTAAAGGGTATTTAAGTGGGTATAGAAGCGCTGCGCATAACGGTGCTAGTTGTGTGATATCACACCCAGCTTACCCAGAAGCTTTTGGTATAACTAGCGGGGCAGGAAATAATACAACACCTGCAACCAATAACGGGAAGGGGACGGGTCTAATAGTTATATATCGTTATAGGTTAACGAGTGTGTTCCGTGGAAATAGTTTATTTGAAGGGTATGTAAAATGTGATAATTTGACGGTGGGGTCTTCGGGTGGTTCTGTCGATCACGCACGTATAAAATTTGGTGGTCGAAAAGGTGAAAATACCACTGAAGCAGCTACCACTCTAGAATCCAGATGGTTAGGTACACACGACGCTGTATATACTGGTTCGACATCGGCTACGGGTTACAAACACGATAACGAACTTTTGATTTCGAAATTTTATAGTGAACTTCATACACCTTTTGGTGACACTGTCCAGGATGCTGATTGGAATAAACGTGATTTTTTCGGTGATCGAGTACGTATAAAAGCACCTAAAATCGAATTTCAAATACAATCCGCACAATCAAGTCAAGGAAATCACAAATACCGCGAATCTCCGTGTGTATCTATCACGGATATGAATAACCCGTTCGGTGGTCAACGTGGTATGACGTATTATAGTAGTAACCCCATGGCAAATGAGCCGAGACAGCTCGTCTCTATACGTACAGGGACTTCAAATTCGCGAGTACAAGCAGGTCTTCGTTTAATTGCTGGGTCATCGGCTGGTTTTGTCGGTGAAGGCTATGCAGCAACTGCTTTGAACAGTGCTATACCGTCGGACGGTGACATGTATACATTTGCACCCGGTAATGATGGGTGGTTACGACTTCTTTGTCCAGTTGGTCAGGGGCAATCTTCTACTTATCAGACGGAAACAAACCCAGAAAATAATTCTCAAACTATAACGTCAAATTATGCGGGTATGGCAGTTGGGGATTTATATATAGGAGGGTCGATGTCCGGACCGGGTGCATCTGGTGGTGGTGGTGGGGGTCCACCCAATTTTGCAACCAGTACGTCCTCACCCCAGGTAGACACGTATAGTACGACGGTACCCGTTCAATTTAGCGGTACGGTCAATATAACAACAACAGGAAATCCCGTGTTAATTATAGTAACCTCAGATTGTCAACCCCAAAATAATACAGGTGAGTGGGTGTTTGCACAAATTTATAGGAATGGATACCCTATAGGTACACCGACTACGGTCCACCCCGGGACGTCAGCTGGCACCAACAAATCAGTTGCGTTGCACTTTTTAGACACTGTCAGTGTAGGTACGTATTCGTATAGCGCACGTGGGCGTCAGGGTTCTGGAACTATTAGATTTAACGAAAGTTATAGCGGGACCACAATTTCCGTATTTGAAATAGCCCCGACAGGACCGGCAGGACCGGCAGGATCGAACGGCCCCCCTGGTCCTCCGGGTCCGTCTGGTAATAACTCGACGGTGGCTGGTCCTCCGGGTCCTGCGGGTTCTGCGGGTTCTGCGGGTCCTACGGGTCCTACGGGTCCTACGGGTCCTCCGGGTTCTGGGGGTTCTAGTCTTCCTCTCACAAGTAGTGTAACGGGTAGCTACGGAACGGTGCAAACAACTGGAGAAGGGACAGGTGGTTGGGAAGGGTATTCTATAAATGGACGATACGTATTCATGAGTGCAGATGATAATAGGTGTGGTATCTTTAACGACCTCGATAATGAGTGGATGATCTATTGTTATAGAAATTCATACGTGAGACTATATTTCAATGGAGGCAATAAACTGGAGACAACCAACGATGGTGTATCTATCATCGGGAGTCTCACCGCTTCTGGAAATGTCACCGCTTATTCAGACATTAGGCATAAAAAGGATATCAACAAAATAGAGCGCGCACTGGAAAAAGTTGAAAAAATCAATGGTTATACTTTTAAACGTAAGGATGAAGATGTAAAATATACGGGACTTATCGCACAAGAAGTCATGAAAGTTCTTCCAGAAGCTGTTGTCACCGATAAAGATGGATATCACTCTATAGCGTATGGTAATATGGCTGGTATTCTTGTCGAAGCCATCAAAGAGTTGAAAAATGAACTCAATATCGAAAAAATGATAAACTCTGATCTTGAAAAACGTGTATCGGCTTTAGAAAATGCTTAAAGGGTGTACAGGCTATATAATCATGGATAATCTTATTCAAATCATTCCAGTTCTCAACGAAGATGAAGTAAATGCTTTGAATATGTATACCGACGAAAAACTCTCCTTTATACGAAGTACAACCTTTAACGGTGAAAATTCAAAAATAGTTTCGAGTCGAACGAGTATTGAATGTACTCTACCCGAAAATGAAGATATTACCAAAATGGTACATGGAAAAATAAATGCAGCTCTCGATGAATATAAAAGAAAAATACTCCAAATACATTCAGGTTACAATAATCACCCATTACCCGGAGCCAATGACACGACATCGTGGCGAGAAGATATACGTATAATTCAATACACGGAGGGGCAGTATTACGGATTTCACCACGATCAGGGGACTGTACAGGCGAGACGCGAGTATCACAGACAAATATCAGTTATTTTATATTTAACAGATGATTTTGAAGGTGGTGGAACAGCGTTTACTCATAAAACATTTAAACCGAAAAAGGGAGATGCAATCATATTCCCATCGAACTGGTGCTATCTTCATCAGGGAAATCCGGTAACCAACGGTACGAAACGTGTAGCGGTTACCTGGTATTACGTAGATTCGAAACGCTAAAATGTAACACGTGATGTTTTGTCACGCGGTACATTCATAATACTTACTTCTTAATCGAGTCCATCGCAGCGAGAGCAATCACACCTACTATGAAGAACATAACAACGTAATTACATTCCGTGTTATCGTCCATGATAGCTGGTGCTTGCTGTTTATTTTTAGACGCACTATACTCCACCTTCTTCTGATCAGTAGAAGGTGGTGGGTCGTCACCAAAATCGATGGGACTGTACCCTATCATTTATTCTATGTTTACAAATTAATTTCAACCTTCTTCTTACGCCCACCACGTTTAGCTTTCACCGCGGGAATTTTCACCTGCTTCACATCACTTTCATCTTCAGGTGCGTCCACACCCTGGACAGATACGATATCGGAAATATCATCGTCGTCATCGTCGAATGCTGGTGGGTTGAAAGCCGACGTACTCACCGCGGGGTTGGGGGGCATCATGATATTTCCCATGAGACTTGAAATGTCTAGCCCGGGCCCCTGCATTTCGTGGCGCCCACCACTACCACTGGTGTTTTGTTGTGGAGAAGGGTTCTTACCGTTCACCATAGTCGTTTGGACCGCGCTCATCATGTTTTGTACCAGGTCTGGGTTTTGTTTCATGACATCATTCATGTTGGGCATCACTTGTTTGAACATACTATTCGTGAGATGGAACATCATCGCACTTCCACCGAGCATCATTACCAGTTTGATTTCTGGCGCGACATGCATCTTCGTTCGGTACTTCACGTACAACTCTTCAAATACTTCGTCGTAATCGTCAACATTTTCCATGATGTTTTCCGACCAACCTTCGAGTTGAACATCGAGGGGGTTGTATCGCTTGTTCATAAATTCTAAACCAGTCACACAAGCAATCAACATACGTTTAGAGAATTTCAGTGATTTATCAACGTCAATACTATAAGTGATACGCTTAACTTCCGTGCGCAAGTCGTCGATATTGGAGTATACGTTCATTCGTTTGTTAATCGTAAATCCCTTCTTTTCTAGTCGACCGAGTTTGTTCACGAGATCCGCCTTCTCCTCATCAATCGTTTTGTACCCCGGGGACGGTTGTTCGGGTTCTTCAGATGCAAAGTCGCCTCCGCCTTCGTAACCCATACCCCCGTTTCCCATTTGGGGTTCATCTTCATATTCACCATAGTCTATGGGATCCTCGGGTTGTGGTGGTGAAGGGGCGCTCGTTTTATTTGGGTTCGCGAATGAGTCCATATCCTCCTGAGTATCAGCGTACTGATATTGTTGTGGAACCGGTTGCCTAGTATTCTGCATCGTTTCGGGTGAGCGACGCATCACTTGGGGTTTGGGAAAGTCGAGTTGAATTTCGTTAAACATCGCCATCTCGTCATCGTCAAGTTTCACGACGGATTTATCATTTCTATTAAGAATGATCTCACCGTCCATTACTTTCTATATTGAAACTAATCTTTTTTCTTTAACGCACTTTATAAAAAAAATATCAGTAGATAATAAATGAAACTTAACAATACCGACCGTTTGACTCTCAAAGTTATTCTTGGTGTTCTATTTCTTCTCACTATCATATCTCTTATGATGCCCAAGAAAAGTATGTACCAACCTAAGACGATATCAATCACGTCAGTTGGTAATGGTGGGTCCATATTCACCCTCCCCCGGGGAACACAATGCCTACCGGGGTCCGAACAGACTTCCGATGCATACACTATCGATAATGTCGGTGTGTGTGGTAGTCAAAAAATGGCGAGCGATGCCGCTAGTTATCAAATCTCGGACGGAATCGGTGGCGTTTTAATCTAAGCTATTATAAATGGCTCTCGTCACATCGAATTCTATAATTCCCGACCTCGAACAAGAATATCACACGGTTCTGGTGGACACGATTGGACAATCGGACAAAAGTACGTTCACTGTACACTTACAACAGGAGCTCGAGAACGTTGTACAAGTCCGACTGGTCGCAGCTCAGGTGAGACCTTCATCTACCTCCAACGTGTGTTCCATTTCTGTTCAAGAATTAGACTCACAATTTACACAGCGTGCAACAAATGAACTATATGGTCAATCATCACAGTCACCACTTAACAGGGCATTCGGAACTATCCTAGATGATGGGTCTGGGCGATTCAATTTTAAAAATAATTACCCCGTGGTACAACAATATATCACACCCATTCGGAAAATTTCACGGCTTAATATTACACTTCGTGATCAGACTGGTCTTCCAATTACCGGTACACTCGAAAATTATTTTATATTCAGATTTACGTGTAAGAACAAAAACCTTCCAGGGCATTAAAAGAGGTTTAAATTTTACCTCATAGTATTATAAATGTCCGCGGGTATTGTCCAATTGATCGCAATCGGAGCCCAAGATGAACATATAATGGGTGAACCCGAAATATCGTTTTTTACCTCTACATTTAAGAGGCATTCCAACTTTTCACAATCCATCGAAAAACAAACGATCCATGGAGCTGTGAAAAATAATTCAATGTCCAGCGTTCAATTCGAACGAGCGGGTGATCTTCTCGGGTACGTCTATTTCACAATCGATGATACCACCAAAGCCCTCGACATTCAACGGTGGGACACGATCATTGATAAAGTGGAGCTCTATATGGGGGGGTCACTTATTGATTCACAAGATTCAATATTCACAGAAAAGATCGCCGTCGACACGTTCGCTCAAAATGTGTCCAAGAGTTCAAATGGTACACACCCGGGTGTGAGCGCACGTTCGTACTTTTATCCACTCCGTTTCTTCTTCTGCGAGGGACCCCAATGTGCAATCCCCCTCGTAGCATTGAATTACCACAACGTCGAGATTCGTATTCACTGGGCGACTGCGGCTTCTAATTATAACGTAGAGTGCTACGCCAATTATTATTACCTCGATAACGAGGAGCGTGGGAACATCGCTTCTCGGAAACACGATCTTCTCATCACTCAGGTACAGAAAAACTTCGCCTCGGGCACCATCGTTCAGGATCTCACATTCAATCACCCAGTGAAGTACCTCGCATCGTCTGATACAACTACAGATGGTGCACTCACATCACCAGAAAATAAGATTAAATTAAATATAAATGGTCTCGATGTATCTAATTTTAAATGGGGAAAACCGCATTTTATTGATGTTATGAGTTACTATCACACAGGGTTTGTGACGTCCCCAGATTTCTTTCTCTATTGCTTCTGTCTATCCACGAGTTCCCTTCAGCCTACAGGCACACTCAATTTCAGTCGTCTCACGTCAGTCAAAATCATGAGTGAAACTATGCCCATAAATCACCCTATATACGCGGTGAACTATAATATATTACGCATCGAAAATGGTATGGCAGGTCTCATGTATGCGAATTAAAATGCGATACTATATTAAATGGTCAAGAATATACCGACGATTGAACGGTCGACCAGAATCCGTTTCGGTAAACATACATTGGAAGATCAGGCTGAAAATACAATTGTTTTTAACGCATCTAATGCACCATTAAACGCAGTTAATCCAGGTGCAGTGTATCTCACACCCATTCGTTTTAGAGAGGATTTTAGTGACCCGAATATCACTCTTTTGATGTACGATATATCTACAGGTGAAATCACTGAATCAGGTGCTGCTGCATCCGAATTAACAGAACCACCATTAGAATTGGTTTCTCGATACGGTGCAAATCCCGGTCGGACCACACACACATTATTTCTGAATAACGTACAAACCGCTTTTACCACCTTATCAAATGTAGGAATTGCGAACACAACGCCAATACATACTCTAGACGTTGGTTCGAATCTGTATGTTCAAGATACCGGTTCTAATGTACTTTATATTAGGGGAAACACGTATATCTCACATAATTTAGAAGTTGGTGGAAATATCAGTTTTACCGGTGGCGTCACGAAAGTCGACACGACCAATATGCAAATCTCAGATGCTATAATTGAAATTGGTAAAGGTAACTCCACAAATGATACGACTACCGATTTAGGTTTTATTTTTACGAGACCCGTCGGGGAATCGAATGTGGTCATTGGTTTCGACGAATCGTCTGATAGACTACTCATAGGATATTCTGACTCTTCGGCGAACGAGACAGTATTAAATACTAAACTTTCAGAAACTTTAGATGTCCATCTACATGGTCGTTTGTTTACAGAGTCTAGTATAGGGGTGGGTACGACAAATCCAACGTCAAATCTCCACGTTACCGGTAATGCATATATTCTGACAGACTTGACTGTTGATGGGGATGCAAAGTTTAATACTAATACACTCTACGTGAATGTGAATCGAGATAGTGTAGGTATAAACACATCCAACCCAGACGCAAATCTACATGTAGAAGGTAATGTGTACATATCTTCCAACCTCGCCGTCAACACAGACACACTATTCGTCGAGACCATAAATTCGAGTGTCGGTATTAATACAAGTACACCTAACGCAAATTTACACGTCGTCGGGAATGCCTACGTGTCCTCTAATTTAACCGTAGCTATAAACACGTTACATGTTGACAGTGTCAATGATAATGTGGGAGTGAACACACTTTCACCTTCCGCCAAATTACACGTCGTTGGTAATGTATACGTGTCCTCTGACGTTGATATAGGTGCGGCGAATCTCACTGTGGACGTTGATACGTTGTATGTTGATAGTATCAATGATAGTGTTGGTATTAATATGAGTACACCCGCGGCGAATCTACATGTCACAGGCAACGTATATGTATCCTCGGACCTTGACATAGGTGCGGCGAATCTCACAGTGGACGTCGATACGTTGTATGTTGACGCGATCACAGATCGTGTCGGTATAAATACACCAAACCCGTTAACAACCCTAGACATTCGTGGAACGGCGTATGTTCAAAACCAATTAGAGGTTGGAAATGGTTCAAATTTTATTGTGGACGATTCAACTTTTTACGTACGAGCAGACACAAAAAGTGTAGGTATCGGTACAACAGCACCCAATTCAAATTTACACGTAGAAGGTAACGTATACGTCGATAGTAAACTCACCATCAACTCCCATCTTCAAGTGGATAATGGAACGTTATACGCCGACGCGTTCAAAGATAGTGTCGGTATAAACACCGTTACACCTTCGGCAAATCTGCACGTCGTAGGAAATGTATACGTGTCTTCTAATTTAAGTGTCGACACAGGTACATTCCATGTCGATGCGTTTAATGACCGGGTAGGTATCAACACGAGTACTCCGATAGTAGCACTCGACGTTGTGGGCGCGGGTAGAATATCATCTACTCTAGTTGTTGATAATGGTACACTCTATGTAGACGCCATACAAGACCGCGTCGGTATTAATACATTGACTCCGAGTGTCACGTTAGATGTTGTAGGTGAAACGAAAATAAGTTCAAATTTAAGTGTCGATGTAAACACTTTCCGTGTAGACGCGGTGAATAATCGGGTTGGTATCAATAAAGAGTCACCGTTAGTCGCTCTTGATGTAATCGGTCAGACATATATCAGCTCAGATCTGACAATTCCATCTATACTTTACGTGAACCAGAACGATCGAAAAATAGGTATACGCAATACAACACCCACCGCAACCTTAGATGTTTCTGGGAATGTACACATCACATCGGATGTCACTATAGATTCAGCCAATCTGACTGTTGATACAAATACATTACACGTTAATGCGACCACAAAAAGAGTTGGTATCAATACATTATCACCATCGGCAGCTTTACAGGTAGTCGGGGGTGTGAATATATCGAGTAACCTCACCGTCGATACAAGTACGTTACACGTCGATACCGTATTCGATCGAGTCGGTATAAATACAACGACACCTTCCGCCAATCTTCACGTCGTCGGTGACGTGTATATCTCTGACGCACTTAAGGTAGGCGCGGCGGACTTTAGCGTCGATACTAATACCTTATACGTTGATGCTTCCGTTGATAGTGTTGGTATAAATACGACAACTCCTTCAGCAAATCTTCACGTCGTTGGGAACGCGTATATATCAAGTAATCTCACCGTAAACACTTTTACTTTACACGTCGATACATCTAATGACAGAGTGGGTATAAATACGAATGCACCTGCTTTTGACCTAGATGTTCGCGGTACATCCAATGTGGGTGCTACGACGTGTACAACATTAGAATTAACCGGAACCGATGCCACGACGAGTAAATCCACGGGTACACTCATCTTATCAGGAACCCACGCCGGTATAGGTGTCGATGGAAACATTCACGCATTAAATGTGAATTTTCACGACGCAGAAATACGTTCACTAAATGTTATCGATACCACATCAACAACTTCGAAAACGAGTGGTGCGGTTATAGTGGTAGGTGGAGTTGGGGTTAGTGGTAATGTCCATGGAGCAAATGCGAATTTTGAAGATATTGAAGTTGATAGTATTGTAGTTACGGATGTCACGAGTGCGACGAGTAAAACAAGTGGTGCACTCCAAGTTGTAGGTGGTGTGGGTATCGAAGGTGCACTTTTCGGGACGGCCGGTACGTTTGATAGCACGATGACATTAATTTCCGGAACTTCATCAACTACAAAAACAAGTGGTGCACTCATCGTTCAAGGTGGAATTGGCGCGACTGGTATGATTAACGCCGGAAATGCAAACCTGGAAAATCTCGAAGTGGATAATGTTACCATAACAGATGTAACTCCATCTACGAGTAAAAATACAGGGGCTTTATTACTTACCGGGGCAAATGCAGGTATAGGTGTAGATGGTAATGTATACGCGACAAATTTTGTCGCCACGAACAAAATAGCCTCACAGAACTTGACCACACAGAGAATACCGTATGTGGGGGGGAATAAGTTCCTCGAAGATTCATTTATAACAGTCGGGACCAATGAAATCATAGTCAACTCCGACCTTACAGTTAACGGTAACCTTTACCTCGAGGGTGAGACATTTGTCGTTAATGCACAAAATATCACAATCGAAGATCGTATTCTAGGTATCGCCAATAACAATACGGTACACACCCTAGATGTAGGTATTATCATGCAACACCCTGGTAAAAACATAGCCCTGATTCATCATGGTGAAGATGGGGAAGATCACGAACACCAATTTACGATCGCATACACACAGAATACCATTACAGATACTCACATATTTGACGACACCGCAAATGTTATCACTGTGAATATCATAGGAAATCTTCTCGTACAAAACAACCTTACTATCAGTAATATAGCAACATTCGGCGATACGACCCCATCAACGAGTAAAACGACAGGTAGTGTACTCGTCGCGGGTGGGTTGGGTGTATCGGGGGCCGTGTATGGATCCACTGCGAGTTTCGATGGGGTCACGACTATTACTAACAGTACCCAATCGACTCTAAAAACGGATGGTGCACTCGTAGTGATGGGTGGTATAGGTGTTTCGGGAGCCCTGTATGGTTCTACTGCAAACTTTGATGGTATAACCGCGATAACTAACGGAACACAATCCACAAACCATACGAACGGAGCTCTCGTCGTGAGTGGTGGTGTGGGAATCGCAGGAGATATCAGAGTAAATAACCAAACATTCTTAAATGGTATCACGCGTGTAACAAATATAACACCATCGACAAACGCAGATACTGGCGCTCTACAAGTAGATGGTGGCGTGGGTATAAATGGAACTGTACACATAGGAACACACGCATACATCGAAAATGGGCTCATCACAAATACTAGTGCTGTAACGAAGAAGACGTATTCATTTAAAGGGGTGTTGACGAATGGTACGACGACGGGTGATGCAACCGTCAATCTTGTTTTCACGGGTCACGTGTTTCATGCAAAAATCATCGCCATATTAGTAGAAGGTACAGATGATGTGAGTACATTAAGTTTTGAAGTTACGGGTGGATTTACGGGTGGTAGCGGTACTGGACAAAGTATTGCACGAGGTCCCGTTTCCGTTTTCGGTACATCAGTAGATAATCCCTGGAATACTACAGTCGCTATCACCGATCATGATGATATATCCTTTGCGCCATCAGAAACCATGGCAGCTGACGGTAGTTATAACGTATTCGTCGAATACATTTCACCGACGACCGCAGGTAAACTCGAAAGTTATGCGATAGGTCTTGGAAGCCATGTAAATTTTAACTATTAATTCCAATTGTCCCCATTTCCTCCAAAGTGCCTCCCATTTTGTAAGAAAATAACCTCTTCAATTAGTAAGAGATGTCGGCCAACAAGAAGACTCTCATCGATGGGGATTTCCAGGTTGGGTCGGGCCACTTTTACGTCGATGTAGAAAATAACAGGGTTGGTTTAAATCAGATGAATCCGACTAGTAGTCTCGATGTGAATGGGAACGCCTACATCGCGACGGATATGACCATCGGTTCGAACGTCTTGGTCGGTTCGAATGTCATAGCTCAAAAATTCACGGGGAGTGCATCAGGACTCACATCGATCCCAGCCGATCAGATTTCCGGTGTTATCTCGGTGGCGAACGGCGGTACGGGAACAAGTACGAGTACGGGTACGGGTGACCTAGTGAAATCTGATACTCCCACATTTACGGGGACTGTCACGGCAGGTACGTTTTCGGGAAGTGGCGCGAGTCTCACGAACATTCCTCTCGACCAGGTGACCGGTGTTCTCGCGGTCTTGAACGGTGGAACGGGGGTCACTACAACAACTGGGACGGGTAGCGTCGTCTACTCAGAATCACCAACACTCACTGGAACGGTCGTAGCCGATGGCGCGAACTTTTCATCTAACATTTCAGTCTCAAATGTGTACGCCGGCTACAACACGGATACCACATCATACCTGGGACGCGCAGCCGTAGGATTTTCCGGAATCACCGATGAAGCGACATTCGCACATATAGACGTAAACTCAACGAATAACTACGCACTCAAACAGACCGCTACTGGTGGGACTCATGTGAACGCGGCTACCACAAAATCCGTGATATTTTCTATAAATGATTCTGAACAGGCACGTATAAATACGACGGGTGTGGGTATAGGCACAGATAACCCCTCGTATAAACTGGATGTACACGGAACCGCTAACGTCGGTGCGTTGACATGTACGACTGTTTCGGGTGACGGATCAGGTCTGTTAAATGTCCCCGGGTTTTCGTGGCCGACCCATGCTAACGGGGTTGACATATATCATATCACTGGAAACGTCGGTATCGGGACGACTACACCTGGTACCACTCTCGAAGTTGCAGGTACGGCGGGTGTGGCAATCCTGAAAAGTGCAGCATCGGCGGCAATCTCAACGTATAACTTCATTCTCAATGGACCCCGCCCTGGGACGACATCGGGGGGTGCTATTCACTTCATAAACGGTTCTACGAGAACTGGAGATGGTGACGGGAGTACCTATACGATTCGGAATGATAGTGGTAAATTGCGTTTGGGTAATGCGAGTTACGATACCCTCCTAGAAGGTAACGTCGGGATCGGGGTGATGATTCCTAACTCGAAGTTACAGGTGAATGGCACCGTCACGGCGAGTTCGTTCAGTGGAATCCAAGTGGGTGACGTTCCAACCTTAAACCAAAACACGACTGGTTCTGCTGCCACACTGACGACAGCACGAACGATTGGAGGTGTTTCCTTTAACGGGGGTGCGAATATAACCCTCCCAGGTGTTAACGCCGTTGGGAACCAAAACACAACTGGTTCTGCTGCCACACTGACGACAGCACGAACGATTGGAGGTGTTTCCTTTAACGGGGGTGCGAATATAACCCTCCCAGGTGTTAACGCCGCTGGGAACCAAAACACATCTGGAAACGCAGGTACGGTATCGAATGGTGTGTATACATCAGGAGATCAGACGATCGGGGGGAACAAAGAGTTTAGTAGTCGAATCATACTTGGTACAAGCGCGAGTATTCGTCAGTCCTCTACAGGGACTTGGACTGGTGACCCTGGGAGTGGGGTTGGTAAACTTGAATATTATA